GGCTTGGAGTCGGCGACAGGAATCAAGAACGCAAACAGCGTGGCGACCGTAGGCAAGGTGGTCAATACCCTGTCGGCCATCATCTCGGCCGTGCTGGCAGTTGTGCCGGCGGCCTAACCAGTTCATCGCAGCACTCTTGGGGAGCCAGTTCTCTTGACAGGGACCGGCCCATTTTTTGAGGGAAAAGCATGAATCGCTGGATTTCCAACACGCTCGGAATCGTCCTGATCGCAGCAGTAGCGTCGGGTATCTATGGCGCGTGGGGCGGCTGGCGTCAGGTTCTTGTTGCCGTGGACCACTGGGGCAATGCGGCGCCTGACCTGAAACCAACGCTGGCAACTTTGAACAGACCCTGCGGAATCAGAAATGTAAAATCGAGCGCAAATTATTCCACTTTTTATTCCGAGGGGGCGCTAATGCCTTGCGGAACTCTGGCAGAGATTGCGACCTCTGTCGTCAAAGCGGGTGACGCCGTGGTCCAGACCCAACTTGTCGAGCGCGCTACGACCCCGCACGTCACCGCAGCGATGGATCAGTTTGGAATGGCGGCGCAGCACCTGAGCGGGACCGCGGATTCCCTCAAAGGAACCGCCGATGCACTCACCGGAACGGCCCAGGGCGCTACCGACACGCTAGCCGAGGGAAAGCGTACCATCGCCGATGCGCAGCCGCTATTGATTCAACTGACGGCGAACGGCGCATCATTGCAGAGAACTACAGACACGCTCAATGACACATTGAAGCGCGAAGCTGTGGGCGAAATGCTAGACAATCTGGCCGGAGTCACGGCACATGGAAACGCAATTGCGGGAGACTTCCAACAGGTCGCCGATAAGGCGCGGGCTGACTTCCTGCGTCCGGTCCCGTGGTGGCAACAACCTATCCGTAAATCCGGCCAACTCATTGACATTGGAGCCGCAATCGCGCGACACACCCCATAAGGAGCATGAGAAATGTGGACTTACGAGGTCACAAGCGGTAAATTGATCAATCCTGAAGGTGCCTGTCTCGGCGAGGGGTACTCAGGAAACGGCGCAGGACTCAACAACGTCGAGATGGAGAACGTGCCCATGCGCGGCCCGATCCCGGCTGGTAAGTGGACCATCGGACGGTTCTTCGACGATCCAGGCGGCAAGGGACCGATCGTCGCGCATCTGACGCCGCAAGAGGGGACGGATGCCTACGCTCGCTCAGGATTCATGATTCATGGCGACAATTCAGCGCTCGACCACTCGGCAAGTGAGGGGTGTGTCATTTTGCCTCACATCTTGCGCGAGACGCTGATGGCTTCAAACGACAAGACTCTGAACGTCACTTCATAATCGAAAGAAGACCGCGGAATACGCTGGAGCACAGAGGGCCGTCCTAAGGGGCGGCCTTTCTGTTTGCCCGTGCTACTCTTTTCCTCGAAGGGGAACCATCATGGCCGTATTGAATGCAGCGGATCGACGGGGTATGCCGAGCAAGGACTTCGCAGGACCAGGACGCTCTTTTCCTATGAATGATTCCAATCACGCCCGGCTCGCTATCGGCGGTGCTACCCGCTCGGAGCGCGCCGGCAACATCTCTCCGGAAGAAGAGGCACGCATCAAGGCCACGGCGCGCGCGAAACTCGGTGATAAGGGCGGATCGAAAGATGATCCTCAGCGCCCACACCGCGAAGCGATCGCCAAGATGCACCCAGAGAAGCTCCATCAGCACATGCAGGACGCCATGGCCGGCAAGCATGGTCCTGTCGCGCAACAGAGTGCCCAGCAGGTGATGGCACCGGCGGCCGCGCCCAGCCCGTCGTCCCCGGCTGGAAAATCTCCGTTCTCCGGCGACAATGATGCTGACGACCAGCCGCAGTCTTTCGGCGGAAATCCATTCGCAGGAGGTCAGTAATGCTTGGTCCTCTCGTTCAAGCCCCAATCGCTGTCACAAGCGCGGCCCAGGTCAACCTGATCGCTAAAGCGTTCGCAAGCTACGTCGAGATTGCGGAGGATGGTTCCGGGTCTGCCGCGGGACTCAAAGTAACCTGGCCAAACGGCAGCGTGTCGGAGTACACCCCCGCTCAGCAGCCGGTCACTATCGGCAGCAAGGAACATATCGGGCGCGGTCCCATCGTGGGCTGCCCGGCCAACTACAACAACGGTGGCGGCGCGGCCACGGTCTATTGCCAAGTCGAGTCGATGGGCGCAGCAACTCAGGTTCGCGTTTCGGAGTGGCCTTAAACGTGAAACTACCTTGGATAAGCCGCGAGCACCATCTGGAAGTTGTCGCGGCCAAGAACGCGCTGATCCTCTCGCTTGAGGCGCAGAACGCCGTCCTGGCCGAACGGCTCGCCGAACCTGTCGCCGTCTCTGTCAAACTCCCCGAAAACTTCGCCATGGTCCAGCCGGCAGTTGTCCGGCGCCGAAAAGCGGATGCTCCGAGTCCTGATGCAGTCAAGGAAGCCCCAGAAATCGATTGGTCTACTGTCGATCCTGATAATGCCGCTACGATGGCAATGTTGGCTGTCCAAGAGTTTGGCAGGATGGTGGGTCCTGTAGAACTCGATCAGTGGGCTCGCCGGGTAAAGCTCCAGATTGCTGCATCCAAGATGGGGGGCGGCAGGACGCCACAAATCGGCTCTGTCGGTAAGCCAATTCCACCAGAAATACTAGCCGAGATTGAAGCAGCAGAGAGGGTGTAGAACGATGGCGACCGCAGCGGCCCCGCAGAGCGCAATGCAGCAACTGAATTCCCAAGGCTCAGGCGCGAGTCCTGTGCAGAGCGCGGACCCCACCGCAGACGCCCCCCAAGAGCTTACCGGAGAACAAATAGCAGCGAAAGAAAAGCTTGACAAGCGATGCCAAGACGCTCTCATGGAGCTTCGCAGGACTTTCTCGGATCGTTACCAGCCCAAGCGCACGAAGTTTATATCGGAGGCCACAAGAGCTTTCGAGGCAGTTCGTGGAAGCACCTTTGCTCTTCTGAATGACCAGTCGGCCACCCTCGGCACAATCAATCAACTCATGGCGGGATTCCTCAACCAAGGCGAGGACCCGGACCTCTACGCGCACAACGACAACATCTACCAGACGTTCATGATGATCTTCATTGCGGCCCTGATGGTGGATCTTGGCAAGGTGCGCTACCAGCCGGCCGACGCGCAGGACGAGCAAGACCTGGAGATCGCCAACAAGGCATCGACCATCCAAGCCTTCAATGAGCGCAAAAACAAGATCGCATCCCTGCATCAACTGAAGCTTCTCTACATCTGGACTTGCGGCGGATTCTTCCGGTACACCCGCTACACCATCGACAAGAAAAAGGCTGGAACGTCACTGGTCCCTCAGTACGTCACGAAGCCAACCAAAGTGACTCCGGACGGTTATCTCTGCTTCAACTGCGGAAAGTTCACGCCAGATTCAGGACTCTCAGCTTTCTCCCCGCACCCTGTTTGCTCGAACTGCGGGGCCGAACTCGGCCAGAAGGACTGGTACGAGGGCGAGATGGCCGATCTTCCTGTCAAAATTGGGGAGATCGAAGCGGCCAACGGTATGACCGCCTTCACGATTGCCAATGGCCTGATGGTCAACGTGAACCCCGATGCGCTCGATGATCCCATCGCAGACACCGAAATGCTGGACTACACCGTAGAGCTTTCACTGGCCAAGGTGAGAGCAGCCTACCCCGCGATGTATGCGCAGATTTTCGCCTCTGATGGTCCTGATGGAGGCCAGGGAGCAGATGCAGCAAAGCTCGGGAGACAGCAGCAGACCACGCCGGGTTCGAACACCCCGGCCATCACGACTCAAAGCCTGGTCACGTACTCGCGGTGCTGGCTTGACGTTGTGGCCTTCAATGAACTGGACGACCAGGAGTTGGCGAAGGAACTTACCGCCCGCTATCCGAAGGGCTGCAAGCTGGTCATGTGTGGCCAGGACACCTTCCTCGATGCGGTGAATGAGGACAAGGAAGATCACTGGACGTGGTGCGGAACGGTAAAGGGACTGGGTGCCTACCCATTCGCCGC